TAATAGCCCTGTAGACGCCCCCTGCGCCTTACCCACCGCGTCTCAAGGCTGAACCCGTCCGCCATCAGCCTTGCGTTTCGGTATAGGCCCCGGAGATATAGGACGCCGTGGTCGTGTTCGGCACAAAGACAAGATAGGGAACGACGCCGTCATAAAGCCGCTGGAATCGCGCCGTGATCGGGTCAAGGTCGTTTGGTATATATGCGCCCGCCAAAGGTAAGGCCGCAAGCACGCGATAGGCCACGAGGTTCATCGTGCCCGATACCCAGCTTACCGAAAGCGTCAGCGACTGGACCGAACGAACGCCCGTGTCGCCCGCCTGCAAGCCGATAGGAAAGAAGGAACCCGCCGCCGGACTGTTGGCGGTTGGCCATAGGTTTGTTGCCGAGCGCGAGCCGGTGCCCGCCTGATTGGTATAGGCAATCGTGATCGTCGGTGCCGCCGCGCCCGCCGCCGCGCTAATCTCAAGGCCCAAGAGAATACCGTCGCCATTGGTCGAACCGTTAGCATCACGCGCCGGGAACGTAGGCGACGTGATGTTCTGCGCCGCCGTTGACGTGATCGTATAGCCGCCATTGTGCCAGAGCCGATCGCACAGAAGCAAAGTGCCCGCCTGCGTTGCCGCACCCGTGAAGCCCGCGAGATAGGCGTTACCCGAGCCGGGGTTGACGTGGGCAAGCTGGCCGCTGACCATTGCCGACGTGCTGGACAGGACGACGCCATTTAGCGTGGTATCCCAAGACCCCGCGCCGGGGTTGCCCGCTAGGCCCCATAAGGATTGAGGCTTACCCGCGACCAGCGTTGGTGTAACCGCCTTGGCAAAGGGCCGGATAGGCTGCATCCCGGCCAGCGCACCGTCGAGAGTCGTGATCGCCACTATATTACCTCTTCAAGATAAAGTTCGTCGAAGTCGCCAATCTCAAGCGTCCAGCCGTTCGCCACGTCGTTATGGGCAAGCACCTCATAGGTGTCCGGGTATGCCTCATCGAAAGGCGGTTTGACCCGAACGGGCGAGCCGATGCCGATCATCAGTCCGCCGTGGCCGTCAAAGCCCCAATTGCAAACGACGGGGTAATGCCCGCCGATACCGCAAGCGAGGCCGACAATGCGCCGGACATGAACAGATCCCCCGCGCCGCTTGAACTTGAGCCGATAGAGAAATGCGTGATCGTATTGCTACCTGACGAACATGCGCCGAATGTCACAACGCCAGCGTTCGAAACGCTGTTGCCCGAAATGGTAAAGCCACCCGCCGAACGCGCAACCGCGACCCGTGCGTAGCCGGTATAGGTCGCCTCGCTGGTGGTGACGGTGCCCGCCTCGCCGGGGTCGGCGGTGTGAAGCCCGATATAGAATGAACCCGCCGTCGTTGAGCCGCGCAACCCCGTTGCATCGCCTACGTTGGCCAGGTTCGTATTGTTGAAAATCAGCGTCAATAGCGCCGTCTCAAATGCGTTTGAAGCGGACATGGAAGCCCCTTAAAAAGTGGGCGGGACCGTTAAGCCCCGCCCGTGTCATCAAGCTCCGGCGCTGCTGTACAAACCGCGCCAATCTGACCACCCTGTCGCGAACCGTTCATACGCCTTGTATTTGAGGTTTTCGGTGTCGAAATCCGTATCCTGCGTAAACTCGATTGCGTTACGCTGGAACAGCTTCAAGCCATCCTCAATGTTGGTGCGGATGAACCAGCCGTCGGTGTCGGTGAGGTAGTGGTTAACCTTCACGCCGTCCGGGAACATGCCCATCAGCTTCAAGGCGTTGATCGCGTTGTTCGCGGTGTCGTTCTGGCCAACCGACTTGAGGATGCGAGCAGCCTCAAACTGGAGTTGGATGGGAACGATAAGCGACTTCGGCATGATCGAGATTTTCATGCCGCGCGAGTTGACCGCAGAACCGATCTGCACGCAAAGGTCTTCAATCGAAGCCTCCGACATGTCAGCCGCCGTTGCAAGGATGTTCGACTGGTTGCCCGCAAGTGACGGGTGGGCGGTCGAACCCAGTGCAACGCCATCCGCGCCAAGGTATGAACCGGAAATAACCCGGTTATACATGTTGGCAACGACGTTTTCCTTGGTCTGACGGAATGAGAACGCAAGGCTACCCGTGCGCTGCATGCCGATCTTCTCGTAGAGATTGTCGTCGATGGCTTCCTTGGTGATAACGAACCCGAGGCCGTAAGCGATATGCGTGTAGCGGGTTGTGACGCCCTGCCCTTGCGTATCGTATGCGACCGACGCGCCTTGAGTCTTCACAGGGGCCAGACCGAAGCCGGTCAGTTCCTGGTCTTCCTCGTAAGCCTTGTCGGACGAGGAGACGTCCACCAAGTCTTTCCATTCGGCGGGGTGTTCGTTGTATTTGGTGCCCCAGCGGGCGTTGAGACCGGGCCAGAGCAGCTTGGCAATCTGGCCGGTTGTGATCGTGGGTGCGCTCATGGTTTAGACCCCCGCTACTTGGTTGGAATACTGATGACGGTTGATCCGCACCAGGAAGCGAAGCGGCGAAGAGGTGTTGTCCACATCCGCGCGGTTCACGACGTCAACGAGCTTGAGATCAAGCGTGTTGGTCGAGGCCTCGGTGGTGTTATCCAGCGTGGTGCCGGACTGGTTGGTATAGGTGCTGCCCGCCGCAACGACGAAGTTGGCATTCAGGCCCACATCATTGACCGTAAGCGCCGTGCCGCTGTTGACGTCCTGGACCTCGAAAAGAGTGTTCGGATCGTCATCAACGAATAGCGTGTAGGCCGTCGATGCGGGGCCATAACCAAGCGTGTCGCGGGAAGTCGGGTTGATCCCAACCACAACGCCAACAATCACGTCACCCGTTGCCGCGCGAACGACGTCGGGCGTTGTTACGCCGTTGATGGTCTGGGCCGTGCCCGCCAGCTTGACAAGATCCCCAATGTAGAGGGCCGTGCCATCACCGGAAGCGTGGGAGTAGAGTCGGGGCGCGCCGGTCACAACTTGACCGTTGACCCCCTTTGCGGGACGAAGCCCGAATGGTGCGTTATAGTTAGGCATAGTGCCGTCCTTTGTTGCGCGGGCGCGCTAGGACGTCATAAACAGCCTACCGATCCCGCTCGATGGAACCTCGGCCTGCATGTGTGTCAGGATGCTGGCCTGTGGAATCTCGACCTGCGGCGATGGCGTCATCGACCTGTCGGTTCTTGGCTTCCTTCTCGGCTAAACCCTCTTGGTAAAATTCTTCCGGGGTTTCCATGAGATAGGCGCGGAGCGGTTCGCCGTTTTCCCCCGAACCTACTATGCGGGAGATGCGCGAACTGGGGTCTGTTGACTTAACACCCTTATCCGTGACGAAATCATACGCTAATTCCTCGCCTTCCGCAATACGGTTTTTGTGGTCGTTGAACCAGCGCCTTACAAAGCCGGGACGCTGGGGTGCATCAAGCTTCATGGCGAACTCGCCAATCTTGGCGCGGCGGCGGCGCGTGGGCAATTCCGGGGCGTCTGGCGCGGCTGTTTCGGCCTCTACAGGCGGGCGGCCACGGCGGCGGGGTGCAAGTGTATCGTTCACCACTGGTATCCTTTCACATAGTCGGCCTTCGTCATAAGGCCCTGCTTTTCCCATTTCTCGGCCATGCGCTGCGCCTCAACGGGCAAGTCGGCAAACGAGCGGCCCCGTGTGCCCGAGCCGCGATTGGTGACAGCCTCAACCGGATTGCGGGGGCGGGCGCGTTCGGCCTTGGGCTTGTCAACCTCGGGGTAGCGTTCGCGCACCTTGTCGCCGATCATCTTGAAGAACTCATGCGGCGGCGTGGTCTGTGCCAGATCCTTGTGTTCGGCGGCGACCAAAGCGGCATAGTCGGCATACTTTCCGCCCTCGTCATACCAGGGGTTTTCGTCGCGAAAGTCGATCAGGGCGCGTGTGACCTGTTCCTCCGTGAATTGCACGGCGGCGGGGGTCGGCTTGGCAATTTCGCGCATTTCCTTGGCAATCTCGCGCGCTTTTACGGTGTCGCCTTCCTCGATTGCGTCCTCATGCCTTGCCTCAAGGTCGGCAATGGCCCGCGCATAGGCCCGTTCCTCGGCCTTGGTGGCGAACTCATTGACCTGCTTGATCGACTTCTTGAGTTGCTCGATCTCGCTACGCAGCGCCTGGTTCTGCTTCTTGATGAGCGGCGTGATCTCCTCGGCCCTACGGACAAAGGTTTCCGCGTCAACAAACTTGCTTTCGTCGCCCTTGAACTCTTCCTTTGGCGTCCATCCCTGCTTGCGGGCCTCGGCCTCGTAATCGCGGGGCGTGTTGTCATTCGCCTCAACGTCAAGCGCTTCGCCTTCGTCTGTCTCAATCGGTGCGGTAGCCATTGTCAGTCCTCCAGCCTAGCTGTCACATCTTCGTCGTTGATCATGCGGTAGTCAGCGCCGTCCTTCGGGCCTTTCAGCCTCATCCCCGCATATTTGCCGATAATGACGCGGTCGCCGGGTGCGGGGGCGTTGAATGCCAGCCCGTAACGCTGCGCCTCGGCAATCGCCTCACCGAACGCCGTCTCGCCTACCGCAATGACGGTGGCCAAGGTCTGGGCGTATTCTTCCTTTTCCTTGTGCGTCTCGGGGATGAAGATGCTGCCAATCTTTTCCGAAACCGGATCGGGCATCACCAGCACCCGCTTGTCGATGGGAACGATTCCGCTGTTATTCTGTGTCATAAAACTCCCTCACATCATCCGACGACAGGTTGAGCAATCGCCCCATCAGGACTGACGCCGCCTGCTCCTCCGGGGATAGGTTCCGGCCCTCCGCCCATGCTTCCATCAGGCGTTGGCGCCGGTCCCTCAGGTAGTTCAGGAACGCCGCCGTCAGGGGGTTGCCCTTCCAGTCCGCCAGCTTCTCCGGGTCCGTCAGTGGGTTCGGGTCCATCGTCATCCTTTCCGCCTAGTTCGCGCGCCTTGGCCGCAAGCGCCGCCGCGTCATCCAAAAGGCCCAACAATTCGAGTTGAGCCGCCGCGTCCGACAGAGCCTTGGCCGCAACGGCATTCAGGCTATCGACCTTCGCCTCGCTTTCCTTCTTGGCGAGCGCCAGTTTCGCGCCTTCGATAATGACCTTCGGGTCAACCGGCGGCGGGCCTTCGGGGGCCATGAGTGACTTGATGTCGTTCTGCCCCGTTGCCTCGAAAAAGCGCCTGTAAAGCTCTTGCTGGTTGACCGCCGGATCGCCGCGAAACACCATGATTGCCTCGGCCTTGGCCAACTTCTGCATATCGCTGATTGCGGTCGGGTCGGACATCGGTATGACGTCCAAGTCCTCGTCGAAATAGTCCTCGCGCTCGACGTTTTGGGCATCCTCGGCGTCGTTAAGCTGGAAATATTCCTTCTCATCCAGATAATCGCGATTGAGGCGACGCAGGATTTTCAGTTCATTGAAGAACGCCCGGTAAATGCGCTTGAATATGGCCGTCATGACCTTCTGCGCCTGCTCAATACGGGCAAGCAGCGTCGTTGGCTGTTCCGTGCCCGATGAAACACCGGACAAGGCATCAGACGCCGACGCGATCTTTTCGGCCTCGGTAATCAGCAATTGCAGCATGTTGAACAGCACTTGCGAAGGCCCCGGCAAGGCAAGCGGAACGATATTCTCGCGCAATGTCCCGCCCACTACGTCCACGCGCTTCCATTCGCCGGACTTGAACGACATGTTGCCGGACTTGATTGTAACACCGCTGCCAATGAACCCGCCCTGCGCATTCTGGAGCGTGCCCGCATCAAGCAATTGCCGGACAACGGTGTTGATGCCCTCGGTCGGGTCGGCCAACAACGTGCCAAAGCCGATGTCATAGAATGAACCGTCGGGCGCGGGGATGAACCCGTATTTCGTGAAATACTGGCGTCGGTCAATTTTGATGATAGCGCCAATCGGTTGGTTCTTCTCAAGCACGTCGGTCAGCTTGGCGGTCTTGCCCTCCGGCCCCATGACCGTGACGTCCTCAATGCCGAAGCAGGGCACAAGCCGCGCGACCTCGCCCTCTTTCGTGCATGTCACCACATAGGGTTCGGGGTAGCCGTCGCCGTCCAGATCAATCAGGCGGTGCTGCTCGTAGAAGTCTACGATTGCGTCCTCGTCCTGGTTGTTCTCGCCCTCGACGCGGACCTTCAACCATTTGCCCGCCTGTATGCGCTCGCTGGCCTCATGCGGGTAAAGGTGGATGATATGCGTGTAGCGCGGCGCGGATTCGATGGATTTGGCCCAGTAATCAATCACGAAGTCCTTGCCCGTCACCATGTCGCTACGGTTGCAGGCGCTGATTGCGTCGTAATAGGTCTTGCGGAACACGCAGCCGAGAATGGGCAACATCAGCAACAGCCGGTCGGTATCCTCCTCCCAGCCGTTCATCTTGTAGAGCAACTGCCATGTCATGTGCGCCGCGATACGGTCGGCCCTTGCGCGCTTTTGTCCATCGGGGTCCGGCCCAAGCACGCGGCCTTTGACGAGATTCGCGCCGTCCACGATCACGGGATACGCGCGCGCCTGGAACTGGACAGACGCAACGGTCAACAGCGGGTGGCAATAGTTCGACGCATTCGGCCACGGGAATGACTTGGGCGAGCGTATCTGCATGGCCGCTTGCAAGGCTTTCTCGCTTGCCTTCATCCAGTCGTCGCGGCTTGCCTCGTCCAGCGCCAGATCGCGAATGACGTCCTGCCCGATGCGGCTTAATGTGTTGGCGTTGAGCAGTTTGGCAAGGTTTTCGTTATCTGGGTCGATGATCTCGTGAAAGTCGAGCGTTGCGCGCAGTTCGGGCGCTTGTTCCTCAATCCCCGTTTCGTCAAGTGCGGTTGCCAACTTAGTATCCTCCAATGGATGATCGGCCTTCGTCGCCAACCCATTCGTCCTCGTCTTCGTATGACGGCAGCACAGGCACAGCGAACGTCAGCGCCAGACCGTCGCCATCGTCAGGCGATGCAAGCCCGCGCGCTTTCATGTGATCCTTGCGCTCAAGTTGAATTTCGTCGCGGGAGTTGAACGAATACTCCACGCCGGTCAGGTCATCGGCCAGCGTCTGGTCATCGGGGATCGCACCGCCTTGCAGCCATTCGCGCATGATGGCCCATATCTCGGCACGGCGGTTCGCAACCTTGACGCCATCTTGCAGACGGACAGCCCCTAAAGGCTTGCCACCGAACTGGACGCCGACAACGGGCAGACCCAATTGCTTCAAGCGGTCCACAACGCCCGCGCCGATCCCGCCCTCGTCAACGCATATAACGGTCGCCCCGTGCGTCCGGTGTTCTTCCGCTACCCTTGACGCCAATTGCATCGTATCGACGCCTGACAGCCTTATGGGGGGGATTGAGCGGGCATCGCGGCCCCTGCGAAAGTAGATCGTGCTGCTATCATCACCGAAGCGCGCGACGTCCACGCCCATTGCAAGCGGCTCGTATGGTTCAACATCGACGATCTCGGCACGCGCCTTGTCTACGGCGGCGGATGAAATGAACTGCATTGACGAGGCGGAAGGAAACAGCCCGCGAACGCGAACCTTTACGATGTCGCTGTCCTCGCCATAGGTCGCGACCAGCTCGTCAAGATATTTCTTGTTCGTGCCCTCGACCGTGCGGCTGTCGATGTGCCGGGTTTTCCAGAGATGACGGAAGCGGCCAAAGCACTCGCGGAAGCGCCCTGTGTTGCGCGTCGGGTTGCCGAACGCGATCCAGATCAGTTCGGTGCGTTCGTCGGTCAGCGCGCCCTCAATGACTTCCCAAACCTTGTCGGCAATGGTTGAGCTTTCCTCCGTGATAACCTCGATGCGCTTGCCGACGTTATGCAGGCCCGCGAAAGCCTCGGTGTTGTTTTCCGACCATGTGACGGCATCAACGCGCCAGTTCTCGTCATGCCCTGGCACAACCGAGAATATGCCCGTCTTGGTTGGCCGCCACCAATCGCGCGTGATTGAGAGATTGCGCCATTTCAGCACCTCGGGCCATGTCTTCGTGCGCAACTGCTGCTCGGTGTTGGCCGTAATGACGATGCGCGTGTCTTCGCATGTGTCGCTCGCCCAGTCGATCAGCATGGCAATCAGGGCGGACTTGCCGATGCCGTGGCCTGATGCGACCGCAATGCGTATTGGTTGATGCCGTGTTGTTGGGTTTTCCAGGTGCTCGCGAAGATCCTCCATCACGTCGCACTGCCAAGCACGAGGTCCTTTTTCGGGGATGGATTGACTGTTCCACGGGTAAGCATAAACAGCATAACCGAGCGGATCGTGCGTAAAGCCCGCAATGTCATTGGCGAGCATGATGACGGGATTGATGGCCCTACTCGCCACCGGACATCTCCGCTACTCGTGCGCGACCCTGAGCAATCAGTTCGCCAAGACTCCCAGTGGCATTCAGGTCAAGACCAGATGTTTCCTTCCAACCCATGCGGGTCTTGGCCCAGAAGATCAGGCTGGTCGTGTCTCCTGCCATTGCCTTCTGGAACAGCTTGCCTCCAATCTTTGCGTTGACGCGGAGCGCCCCGTTGTCCAATTCATCGCGGCAATGGCGGTCAAGGCTGTCCACCGACCTCTTCATGAGGCTGGCAATCTGCTCCTGCGTGTATCCAATCGAGACATAGTGCTCGACCAGGCGACGCTCTTCCTCTGTTGGCTCCCATGACGGTCGCGCCATTATGCTGCCACCTTCTGGTTACGTTTGGCGCCCATGTCGTCGAACAGGCGGCCGTCCTCGTGCTTGGCCTGCTGGCCTGTGAATTCCTGCCAGCGGATGACAGCCACATCGACGTAAGCGGGCGAGAGTTCGATCGCGTGGATGCTGCGGCCCGTCATTTCGCCTGCGATGATGGTCGTGCCCGACCCGCTGAATGGCTCGTAAACCGCTTGGCCGGGGCTCGAATTGTTTTCGATCGGGCGCTTCATGCACTCGACGGGCTTTTGAGTGCTGTGGCCGGTTTCTGACTTCTGGGGCTTGTCGATCTGCCAGAGGGTGGTTTGCTTGCGATCGCCGTTCCAATGACCTGTTGCACCCTTTTTGACAGCATACCAGCAAGGCTCGTGCTGAAAATGGTAGTGGCCTCGGCTCATTGCCAGCTGGCTTTTTCCCCAGATAATCTGGGCGCGCATGACGAATCCGCAAGCCTCAAGGCTCTCAACGACTTCTCTGGCACGCAGACCTGCGTGCCAGACATAGGCAACGTCTCCAGGAAATAATGCCCAAGCCTCGCGCCAATCGGCTCGATTGTCGTTCAGCACCTTGCCAGTTGCGGTCCCAGTCTCGCCCTTCTTTCCCGCACGGTCGTCTCTCCAAGCAGCATCATACTCCACCCCATAAGGCGGGTCGGTCACCATCAAATGCGGCACTACCCCATTGAGGCACGCAGCCACACAGTCCGCGTCTGTGCTATCTCCGCAGACGATCCGGTGCTTGCCTAGCAGCCAGACGTCTCCGAGCACTGTGACCGGCTCTGCGGGCGCCTCAGGTATGTCGTCGGGATCGGTTAAGCCTTCCGTCTTGTCGACCAGCAGCGCGGCGAGTTCGTCCTCGTTGAAGCCCAGCAGAGAAAGATCAAACCCGTCTTCGCCCAGCCCCGCGATCTCGCTCGACAGCAATTCGGGATCCCAGCCCGCGTTCATCGCCAGCTTGTTGTCGGCAATCACGAGTGCGCGCTTCTGCGCATCGGTCAATCCATCAAGGATGATGCACGGAACATCAACCAGGCCCAGCTTTAGCGCGGCAAGCAAGCGGCCATGCCCAGCAATGATTCCGCCGGCCTCATCGATCAACAGCGGGTTGGTCCAGCCGAACTCGCGTATGCTTGCTGCTATCTGTGCTATCTGCGCATCGGAGTGTGTGCGGCTATTGCGGGCGAATGGGATTAAATCGGAAACTGGCCGCGAAACCATTTTTCTAGTTCCGCATAATTCATCCGTGGCTGTTGACTTTGCGCCCATAGGGCAAGCCATTTAGGGCATGAATTTAAGCCGATATAGTTAGCATAATTCGCTCAAACGAATGCGGCGGACTTTACCCGCGCCGACCCGACGCAACAGACCATTATCCTCAGCTGCCTTGACCATGCGGCAAACTTCTTGCCTCGTGCGTATGCCCATCGCGTTGCAGATCATGCCATAGCTCGGCGCGACACCTTCATGCTCAATGGTCTGGCGCACATAATCCAACATGCGAAGGCGCTGGCGAGCGGGGCGGCCCCTAGCCATTGGCCCAGCCCTTCACCGTCTCCCATGAGGCGGTTATCAAAACACCGACCACAAACACCGGCAGAAAGATGGCAGCCAATACCACAAGCGCCGTGAATATGACTATCGCCGCAAACGCCTCCAGAAACCAAGCACGCCGCCCCCTAGCCATCTATTCGCCCTCCCCTAGTGCTGCGGTAATTTGGTCAGCGACGTTGCAACGCGGGCAGTTCGGCGCAGGTGGATGGTTGCCAAATTCTCGCAGCCATTCGACTTGTGCTTCGATTGCAGCGCGGGCGAACTCGT